TCGTCCTCATAAGTAGATGGTTCTTCAAATAGTTCTTCTATTTTTTGTTGTGTAACTCTTCTTTGGAGTTCTTTTAAATCTTCTTCTGTAAGAGAGATCATTTGTCCTTGAGTAAGTCTTCTATTCTTTTACGCATATTTGAACTTTCCTGTTTCATATAGTCTCGGAGAGAATATCCTCTTTGACCTCTCATAATACAAGTGCCTTGATAGAACATCGTGGCGGCAAATACTAACAGGAAAACAATACCGATTAGTTCAGGGTAATGTTGAGCCATGGTAATACAGGCGGAATAACACCTACAAGTCGGAGGAGTCCTTCAGCAAATAAAGCAAGAACCACCCAACCGACGCACATGCTAATGATAGAAGCATTACGGTTGTGTCGTCGTATAGCAGCATCAATCATCTCCTGAACTTCAGAACGGCTTACAAACTCGTCTTGAGGTTCCATCACTTCTCATCTCCAAGAAACTTCGCAAGTGGGTCTTTTCTGGTCTTTACGATTTCAACTGATCTTTTGTAGAACATATTGTCCGTATTACCAGACGTTTCAAACGTCTCCTTGATCTTCACCCAATTGTCGTAGGTGCGTTGATCCATAGGGTTTTAGATTGAATATTATTAGTTATACTAGTGAGTACTTTTACTATGTCAACTATGTGTTGATACAAAAATATAGATTAAGAAAATCTAAAACTTTGTAATATTTGTAACAAGGAAGATCAGGGATTCGAACCCTGGAACGCTATTAACGTTATTAGTTTTCAAGACTAACGCCATCAACCACTCGGCCAATCTTCCGATTATGTTATAATATACACTATCTATTCAATTTCGTCAAGTGCTTATCACCCCATCAACAAAAAGAATTGAGTTTGAAAGACTACTCAAAAAACTTGGATATCGTGATAGGTCTCCAGTTTATCCAAAAGAAAATAAAAGATATCAACAAGTCAATTTTAAATGTGAGGATGGCGCTCTAGCAATTTATACATTTATAATACTTTATCAAACTAAAAAAAGTTACTTATACTTAGAGTTTGAAGACCATTATAACTCACCACAGTTAGAAGAAAAAATAAAAACTTTAGCAGAAAGAATTTATTTTCATGAAAAAACCAGAGTTGCAGAGGTTGGTTATGAAGTCAAATATACTAAGCAACCAAACGAATTTTCATTAGAAGAAAGGAAAAAAATCTTCTATAACTTTATGAAATATACTTATAAAAATTTAGAAGAGGGTATGGTCAAACTTTCTCCAAGACCTGGAGATGTTTTAGTTGCAAAACCACATGGACCAAAACTAAACGATGGTTTTACAGAGTCTTCACTGGTTATTGGAAAACACCAACGTTCTTTGGTTGCTCGCAGATTTGGTTTTGGAAAACTAAATGATGATGGATTTCAGTATGCACGTTATGATGAAAATACTATACTAAGACCTATCTAACTTCAAAATCTAAACGTCTTACTTTTCTATTTCTACGAGCATTTTGATATTCTAGGTCTTCATTGGAAAAGACACTTGATTTTTGATTTGAAGCATTAGAAGATACCATTACAATTTTAGACAAATCTAAAGCAGTAATAGTTTCCCCTCTAACTGTGGTCATATTAGAACACCCACAGCACCTTGTTTTTGTAGGGTGGCTAGTCAATTCGACTCCACACTCTTTACATCTAATTACAATCATGGTTTAAAAATAATTAACTTTATTATTCTGGAATTACTTCTTCAATTGGTTCTTCGACTGACTCAGTTTGTACAGGTGCTTGTTGAGGAACTTCTACTTCTACTTGGATATCTTCTAGTGCCGCAGATGCCGATCTGGCAGTCTCTGAGATAGACCTCAACATCCACACATATTTGCCATGAGACTCCATTAAGTCCTGAAGAATATTTGCTGTAGCAAGACTCTCAATTCTTTCAGCAGAATTGGAAGCATCAATTAGCATATCAATAAGTGTTTGATTATCACCAAGAAGTTGCTTCACCATCATCTTAGCGTTGATTCCCTGAGCACTATTTGATGCTTGTTCAATATGAGTGACTTCAGTGATTCTAGTTAGTGTGCTCACTGGTTTCATACCAAGAAATCTCATATGTTCAGTCAGACGATCGATCTCTTCAAACATTGCAGTATATTGCTCACCGAAGAGAGTATGTAGTTGGTGAAAATCAGGTCCTACAACATTCCAATGATAAATCCATGTCTTATGAAACAAGACAAACAAAGATGCCTGAATATCACTCAATTGTTTGAAAAGTTTTTCCATTATACTTCTTTTTTGAAGTATTTATAAAGTGGGCGATGACGGATTCGAACCGCCGACCAATTGCGTGTAAAGCAACTGCGCTACCGCTGCGCTAATCGCCCAATCAATTCAATGTTTATCCATAATGTATTCTACAGTATTTGCTACATCATTCATAGCATCACGTAGATGTTTTTGTTGTCCAGATTCTTGTCTGACAATTGGACGATGATCATCAGTCAAAGTCCAACGCCAGAGGTTCATATCTTTACAATACCAGAGATTAATTTTCATTCTTGAAGTATTCCAAACGAACCCAGTTAAGAAGAGTATTTAACTCATACAGTTCTTGTTTATATGTAGTATATTCTGGATAGTTTGAATCTCCAACTAAGTCAGAATCTTCAATAAAAGAAATTTCACTTTTAAGAAAATCCGCATAATGCTCAAAGGCAGTAATAGCAAGTTGTCTATCGAGTTGTGAAAGAAGAGACATAAACCACCTGACTCGTTACTTATAATACATTAAAAAGGGGGTTTTGTCAACCCCCCTATGTATCACTTCTCGCCCAGACCGACTTGTTGAACTTTCAGACGGGCACGGTTCAGGACCGAACCAGCAAGAGGAACATAACCCAGGTCATCAGCAATCGACTGTGCCTTAGAACTCAGAGCATAGTTCAGAGCATCACGAACAGCAGATGCCTTACCAGGAGCATAACCACTCTTATAGGCAAGAATCCAAGTCAGAGTGGAGATAGGATAGGCACGGGCACCTGCAGGATTGGGATCTTCTCCAGCAAGGGTCACGGGGTCCAGTTTGATGCCATTCAGAGCGGCAGCACCAGTCACAGCAGAAGGTCCAACAAACTTACCTGCCTTGTTCTGAAGCACAGCAGCCTGGAGTTTGTTAGCACGAACGAATCCAGTGTTCAGATAACCGATACCGCCAGGAGTGTTAGAAAGGGTTCCAGCAACGCCTTCGTTACCTTTAGCACCAACACCAGTAGGCCAGTTGATTGACTTACCAACACCCGCAGTCCAACCACCAAAAGCATCCAGAGAATTAGTGAATGCATAGGTAGTTCCAGAACCGTCTGAACGATGGACAACTCTGATAGAACCAGCAGCACAACCAACTTCCTTCCAGTCCTTGATGTGTCCCATAAAGATATGGACAACTTGTTTCTGAGTCAGTTTCAGTTTGCATCCAGGCTTGTTATAGGCAACAGCAATAGTTCCACCGACCATAGGAATCTGAACGACACCACGCTTTACTTTTGCTGCTTCCTTTGCTTTGATAGGTTCATCAGTAGCACCAAAATCAACAGTTCCAGCAACGAACTGGCGAACGCCAGCACCAGAACCAACGGACTGATAATTGACTTTTTCACCAGTGGTGGAAGAATAATCAACGAACCAACGCTGGTAGATAGGTGCAGGGAAGGTAGCACCAGCACCATTAATAGCAGGTCCAGCAAATGCGGTAGCGGGAGCAAGAGCGAGACCGATTGTAGCAATATGTTTGAGTTTCATGAGAATTAAAAACTTCTTTGTAATTGTACTCGATTAAGTTTAAGAGAAAGTTAAATGTCGCCAAACACCAAAAAACCTCCCCGAAAGGAGGTTTAGAGGTATAAAGATACTATCAGAAGCGGAAGGTCGTCTGAATCACACCACCATAATTGTCCGAAGCTTGCTTCAGACCTTGGTTGTTGGACACATAGAAGACCGCAGGAGTCACGCTAATCGCATCGCTAACCTTGTAACGATAGAAGGCTTCCCACATAATTGCCTTTTGGTCATCATTCAGAGTAGCAGCATTACCAGGAGCACCGATGGCGAAACCAGCGGCATTACCCTTCACAAACACATCGCTCCACTGAAGACCTGCCATCCAAGTTTGTGAATCGGTAGCAGCATTAGGAGTCGTGCGGTTGTTAGACAGACTTACGGTGTTCCAACCATAAGCAGCACTCACAGAAGGAATGATGCCCGACTTCTTGGGTTGCCAGTAAGCATTAATCGCATAACCATTGGAGGTTTGGTTAGCAGCAAGGTTACCAGAACCACCACCCAGAGCGTTGAAGTTACGGACGCGAGTTCCTTCAGTGCCGTAGCGGTAACCGAAAGCAATACCATACTGAGGAGCACGATACCCAACTTGAGCAAGAGTGTTCAGAGAACCATCTTCATCAAACTGACCTTTGGTAGAATCGTTACCGCTCTGGGCAACATAGTTCAGGTTAGCAACGAAACCACCTTTACCCTTCTTGGTGGGTTGTACCCACTCTACACCGAAACCAGAACCAGTTGCCTTGTTATAGACACCAGGAGCACCAGCAACGGAGAAGAAGTCAAGGATGTCCGACTTATATGCGGTAGGAACCCATGCCATCTCAGTGTTACGAACCTGAGCACCAGCGGTCAGATAAACGCCCTTAGCAAGTGCAGGGAAGCGATAGTAGAGACGGTCAAGCGTCATCGTGTTCGCATAGGTTTCTGCCTTGTCCAGTTTGAACAGTGACGAGGAAGAACCGAAAGGTTGCGATGAGAAGTTACCCGAACGCAGACGGGTCTTGAGCAGATCCTTACCAGTGAAGGAAGTATCAAAACTCAGACGGAGGTCATAGTTGAAAGCAGTGTTTCCAACGTTGGTACTGTTAGCAAGACGGGCGCCTTCTACACCACCCAGAACGAAGGTTGCTTCACCCTTGAGTTTGGTAGTAGTGGAAAACTGTTGTGCCTGAAGAGCAGCAGACTGCTTCTCCAGTTTGGCAACGCGACCACGAAGAACTTGAAGTTCATTGGCGAACTCAGTAGCAAGACGCTGGAGTTCATCGGTAACTTCAGTTACGCGATCCAGACAAGCATTCAGAAGAGCAGCGGCTTCAAAACGGGTCATGGACTTACCACCAAGGTAAGTTCCGTTTTCATAACCAGCAACGCAACCATAACGCTCAACCAGATTGCTGAGTGCCTGATAAGCCCAATCCGTAGGACGGACATCAGACAGTTGTGTGACGCTAGAAACTTGTTCTGTGGAAGTGTATTGGTTGACTGCTGCAATATTCAGGTCTGCGGCATTCGCAGCAACAGGAGCAACCATTCCAAAAGCAACAGGTGCAAGCATCAGTTGTTTGAATTTCATAAAAGTTTGTTTTTAGTACTAAACGACATTGTACCAGAGATACAGATATACCTCAAGTATTATGGGTCACATATAGACGCGAGTAGTTGGGGCGTCTGCTATGCGGGAGTATTTAGAGTGACTTAACCAAATCTTAAAAGATAATTAAGTTGGTGGTATCATAGCATAACCGTATCGGTTGTGTCAATTAAGATACGGTTAAGATTATTGTTAGGGAACAAAAACATCAAAATTCAAAACAATACGTTCATTGTACTTTGGAATTCCAGCAGCATGATAATGTGCTCCATCAAAAACCACAACTCTTCCTTGTTTTGGAGTAACTCTTTCTAAGATTTCAATGTGTGCATCATCAGTAATCAAACCCTTTGGATTATGCCAGTTTGGATTACCTGCTGTTGAATCATCATCTTCGTCTTTACCATACTCAAATTTATTTTTCAGAATAACCGTATCTCCATCAGAATCATTCACATAATATAAGAATACGGTATGAGGAACTTCAATATCATCAATATGAAAAAAGTCATGGTCCTTTTCATTCATTGATGGCAGTTGAAAAAATGTTCTAGCTCTTATTACATGGTCATAATTTACACCAGATTTATTAGAAACTTCATAAATTAGAGGTGAAAAAAAATCATAGTACTTACTGTTCATCTCTGGTCTGGTTTCACACAACCAATGAGTAAATCCAGAAGCACTCCCATAATTATCAGAAGTTAATAGACGATTATAATGCCAATCAAAAACTTTACCAAAAAGAGTGGCTTTTATTTCTTCTTGATATCTTTTTCCAATAACATTATCAATTACTTTTATCATATGACTACTCCCATGAAAAACTTAATGTAATTCTAGGACCAGTTACAACTGGTTCATGATATGTACCTTTTGGAATGAAAAGACTATCTCCAACATTCAATTTATAAGTAATACCTTCACAGATATATGACATTGTTCCCTTTGCTTGCAATATCAAAACATCGACCGTATCTTTATGATCACCAAAAGTTAAGTTATCACGTCCAAATGAAAAATAAACATGCATGACCTTTAATCCTTGCTTTGCAGAAACTTCTTGAAAAATTTGATTTAAAGTTCCTGGACGATAATCACTATGCAAAACAAAAGTTGGTGGATTAGTGAATTGTCTATGAATAGTTTTACGGAGTTTTACTTTTTCATGTGGATTTACTGAGGAATGTATCTCATAATCATTCCAGATAACAATACCAGTAAAAGGTGGTACTGATAACTCAGAAGATGCCTTATCCATAACATCATCCCAAGTCACATCCTTAACTGAAGGATAATGATTTCTGGTTAATTTTATACTATCTAAATGCTGGTCCACCATACCACCCAACTAAAGAAATTCTTTTACCACTTTTTAATCGACGTACTCTATGTATTATATCTGAAGGGAATATGATTACGTCACCAACATCCATTGAAATTGTTTTCATATTTCTCGGACCAGACATGAGTTGAAATTCTCCACCTTCATAGTCATCCTTTGATGATAAGCAAAGAGATATGCTTAGTTTTCTTATTATACCAGGATTGTACTGTTCAGTAGTAAAATCACTGTGCCAAGCATAATGAGAACCTTTTCCCTCATAGACTGTAAATTGAATTTGATCGTGCCAAGATGTTAAATCATAATTAAAAAGATTTAAGTTTGCACAGTTAATAAAGTGTGCCATCATACCAGCAACCCAATGGTCTGTTGGTATCCAAAAATTTTTACTTTTTCTTATATCAGAGTCAATGGCAGATTGAGAATCTTGAAGTCTAATCGTTGAGGATGTTAAAGATTCTTGTCCAAATTCTTTTTGTATTAGACTACAAAATTCTTTTTTAATGCCAGAAGGAATATAGTAATAATTATTGTATATGCTCATTTTTACTACTTCGTAAGAGCGGAGTATCGGAATCGAACCGACGACATCTAACTTGGAAGGATAGCGTTCTACCGCTGAACTAACTCCGCAATGGTGGGGATTTACCCAGCCT